AGAAGACCCTTATTTCCACCAGCTTTATGCTGAAGAATTCCACCGGTAGTAGCCGAAGAGATCTTCGGATCTAGTCAGTTCCACCCGTCAGGTGGTGAACCTATGGGTTCTCATTACATGATTTTATTTGAATACAGATCACCGGACGTCAAATCTAGACGATAAGGTACCAGGCTTCGAAACCTGTAAAGACCCGCCTTATATATATGATAGTCCTAGTTGAACCCCCATTTTAAAGCCTAATAGGTACGGCAGGATGGATAAAGGGCCAACGCCAACATATATCGTTCGTGACGAAGAGTCGCCAAATTTCTCTTGTGAATATTCTACTTCTATAAACGAATAATCAAGCTGTATTGCCAGTACAGGCTTGATCGGTGATCAAATATTGAATAAAATTTTGTCGTTAGAAATGACAATTTTGGTTACATTTTTGCGTTTTATACATATAAACGCATTGGTGCTTATTTCCACCGGGACGGCTTCGGCCGGCCCATCAGCCTACTCAAAAATGTTATCTTACAATCGAGTAATGTGGTCAGGCAACGGCAAAAAAAAAACGAGTCAGCAGTAAATGGAAAGGGGTTTACTGTCCACTTAGGAAAAATAACTACCCGAGATGTCAGTTTAGACATCAAACATGTACATAAGATCTCTGCAATACCGAGGTTGAAAAATAAGGCTAAACTTAAAGCGAACGCTATAAAGAGAGGTAAATTAGTTGATAAGAAGTTACATTCTACAACTTTTTTGATGACAGATCTATCGCCGCATATGTTTAGTCTTCCCAAGATGCCGTCCATATCTGAGATGATACCACCAGTAAAAGTCGGTATAGACGAAGAATCCAAGGGTTGGATTAGTGAGACGTTATCTCAATTGATGTCAGCCATAAGCGGCGGCATTAATGTTAATCACACGCACAGTTTCAACATTGGAAGTTTGGTTCCCGAGTGTTTTAAAGACGCTTTCAATTTTGCTTCCGATAAGATGGGACACTTGCTGTCGATTATAGTGTTCTTTTTCCAGTCTGCACAGAAGGTAATCACAGAAACCACGATTTATTCCAATGTTGTTTCTTGTGCCCAGCAGTTATTCGATTTCATATTGCTGTCGGTTAAAGCAATGGGAGACAAAGTCGGTTTTATGTCTACCGATATATTTAATCTATTGTCCAAATTTTCTACAGCTATCGTGAGGACTGTTTGTTCGTGGATAATACCAACACCAGTCTTTGAAGAACATTCTTTGAGCGATTCAAGTATGTATCTCGCCGTTATAGGGTTGGTGACTTTCATGTGGAATGGCTACGACGTGTCTTTAAATGCGGCCATTAAGATAGTGAAGTCTATGTTGTTATTTGACGGAAAGAAAAATATAGAGATATCTTTTTTCGGATTTCTTGATGCAGTCCGTAGTATTTTTATGACTCTTTCGGAAATGACTGGGATAGAATTTTTTAAGAAGTTCGGTATGCCCATACCCGAGTTTGCTGAAGAAATGCAGGTCATTGAGTTGAAACATTTTGCCCTTCTTTCCGAAAGCACCATAGAGAAATCCGTCAACCCATGGAATAAAGACGACGTTGCTTCTATGAAAGTATTATTGGAGAAGATGACCAATAGAATTTTCGAAGTTAGATCCAACAATCATAAGCTCGCTCCTTTGATTAAGATGAGAGACAGTCTAGTCAAAATCCAAACCCAAGCAGTCGCTTTTATAAATAGAACCGGAGCTTATCGGCTTGAACCTAATTGCTATTGTTTCATAGGTAAACCCGGTTTCGGAAAAACCACTTTGATGCACTATGTCAATGTGGCATTTCTAGCTTCAATCCTTAAGGGAGAAGAATTGATTAGTTTTATGGCTAACCCTCCAGAACAAGTATATAATGCTGTTCCTGGTGCGACTTTTGAGGATCACTATGGAGTTCAAATGGTAGCTTGTATAGACGATTTCTTGGCTACGAAAGCCACGCCAGGTATGCCTGGTGATGGCTCTAGGCTTATAAGATGGGTCAATAACAACCCCCTCTTGTTGAATGCTGCTGCCTTAGAGAATAAGAGTAGACTTAATTTCAGGAGCAGACTTATATCCACCACGTCAAACGTAAAGAAACTTGATTCCCGCCACGCTCCCGATGTAGCACACATTGATGCGGTGTCCAGGAGGATGAAGTACGTGATGGATATTTCTACTGACAAGGACTGTATGTATCTAGAGTATGCCAAGCGCAATCCTGGAAAGACTAGAACGGAGCTACTAGACGAATACTACAAATTTAGAAGAATTAATTGGGACACCGGACTCGACCACCCAGACCAGACACTTAACAATTTTTCGAAATTTGTAGCCGAGATGGTTGCCGAAGACGCGAGGAGGTCTTCATACCATGAGGATATATTTACGCCAGGTATGAGTGGAGTCATTGACGAATTCTCTGGTTTGGCAGAGCATATGTTCCCCATCCCTATGACTCCTAAATTTAAACCCAGCGATTTAGATCCTTGGAAAGTTTCGCCCAGAGCCTTTATCAATCAAGCTATGATTAAATTGTTCCCCACAACCTATCATGATATCCATAGAATAGACAGTCTAACTCAGGAGAAAGAGAGGGGAACGTTAAGATCTACTGTAGATGGGTTTACGGAACCTATATCTGAGGTTTGGGTGAAGGATAAAGCATACAACATATCTATCTGTGGAGATATGGACTGTTTCCACAAGAATTTGTCAGGTTTGAAACTTCTCGCAGAATCACAAGGATATGATTTGTTGGAGTATTTTTACAAAAACAAGGAAGCCCATCTTAAAAAGTATCCTAACTTGTATCATTGTAGGTATTTGATCGATCCGGAGGGAACGGAGAACAAATCAAAGATGGGAGTTCCCGAACATTTCTACCATTATCTAGGGTTTGTTTTGTATCTTAGTATTACTCACCCTAAATTAGGACCTAAAGTAGCACAAATATCTCGTCAGGAGAAATTTGACTCTAGACTGTCAGACACAGAGGTTGTTGGCAGAAATGTTTACGGAAGAGTCTTAGAAATATTAGTCATGTTTGCTAATGAGATGGCTCACAACGTATCCGGTTTTAAATTGGCCCTTGAGTGTTTAAATCATGCTTGTGGCCTGCCACTAAGCTTGAAAAAGTATTATACATTAGGTAGCAACCATGTCCAGGGTTGGTTGCCTGATTACATATGGGAACACATGCTCGGTGTGGAGCAGAGTCAATTCGACGATGTATCTATTTGCGCCTATTTGAATGTCGAATCTTATAGAAACTGTTTAATAACCGGTGTTCATTTCGATGTACATAACTTTATGAGGACAGCGTGTTTTGCTGCCGTAGAGAAATACAAGAAAGACACTGCCCCAGTGCAGCATTACCTAACAACCCTCTTCAATTGTAGTAAATTGGCTGCTTTCGCGGTTACTGCTTTCGGATTTTTGGCTATAGGCAGTCTTATCAATAGAACAGTTGGTGCCCTAGTTCCCATAGACACTATTAATGATAAAGAGGAGCAATCCGGTAGACTCACTAAAGTGAATAGACACGTTGTCAGGCCTGCTCCTTTACCTAAGAATCCAGATCAAATGCAAGCACATGCTGTGAATCTTCCTGCTTCGAACGGTCTAGTGGCGAAAGTTATGAACAACACGATAGTGTTTTCTACAGAGAAAATGGGGGTTTCCCATGGTAGTCTTGTTATCCTCAAGGACAATAAAGCCATCGGGTTAGTCCATTATTTGAGCCTTTTCGAGGATCTTAGAGCCTATAAACAGCCTTTGTTCGGTCGTAGAGGAGATTCCAATCCCAAGGATCCAGATGTCTACTTTCCCCTAGACCTAGACGTTCTAGTGGACCAGTGTCACACGCCTAGTGATGGCATAGAGCATGACACCGCTTATTATACTATCAGAGTTTTGAAGGAGTATGCCGGTAGCAACTATAGACCTCAGGTTGGCAAAGACTTGACTAGTAGTATGCTAACTAGAGGTGAGTTTTCTAATCTTATGATGGCTGAATCAGGAGTAAAAAAACATTTCCCGACAGTGTTTGCAAAACCTTGTCTCATAGACAGGAACTCTAAGGTCAATTATGCATCTACTAGTAACCAAGTTGGAGCAGTAATAGGGAATGTCCAATATGGTGCTTGTTCCGAGTATAAGGTCGCCAATGCGATAATGGGACAATATACTTGCGATAGAGGGTATTGCGGTGCAGCAGTTTTATGTCCAGATATGCGTTCTTCAAAGCAAGTTGCTTTAGTCAGCATACATTGTAGTGGCAATTCTCAAACTAGTGTCGGTATTAGTGCTCCTTTCTATTTAGAAGATTTCGAACAGTATTGTTCTTACACTAGAACACGAGGAGTGCTAGAGGAACACGGAGCTATTAGATCGCTCCCTCCAGGTTGGACGCCTGTAGACCCTGAACCTATACTCAAGTTTTACAGTGATCTCGGATATGATACCAAGTATCCGTTCATGAACGAGACATCCAAATTAGTAAAGAACGTCTTTTGGGACCAATGCAACGGAGGTGAAACGAGTGGCAACATTCCTACAGTCCTGGATCGTAAGACAGGACTTGATCCTCTTTATACTGCCCAATCAAACTATGGTGCGCCGTGCGCTAAACCATACGAACCAATAGTAGATGAGGCTTTTGAAGCAGTCACTGAGATTTATCTTAATCCAGATTTCCCAGTTCGCCATGATACACTACTAACCCTAGAAGAAACCCTTGTGGGAGTTGTAGGAAAAGACGGACAAAAGATAATTCAGGGGATTAGGTCTAGTACCTCTCCTGGTTGGCCTTCCAACAACACATGTCAAGATAAGTCCGCTTGGGTTAAAGACGGCCAAATCGTCGAGGGTCCTGCGATGGATCGATTGCGTAGGCACGTTGAAGCCCTTGAAAAAGAATTAAGCGTTGAGGATTCCGATTTTAAGTTTGTTTGTTTAGACAGCCTTAAGGACGAAGTTCGTAAAGTAGGTGTTGACGGTAACGTCAAACCTGCTAGGCTAATATCCTGTGCAGACCTGGGTTCAGTGTGTGTGACCAAAAGGTTTTTCGGAGCATTTGTCCAGTTCTCCAACGACAATAGGATACACAACGGTAGTACGATAGGGGTAGGTCCCTATAAAGAATTCGACGATATTTGGAGGATTTTCATTGAATGGTTATTAGCCGACGGAGACTACGGTAAATATGACGGTAATATATGGAGGAAATTCTACAGGAAGTATGCGATTGCTGCTAATAGGTGGTATAGCATACATGACAAGAATTGGAAACCTGAACACGACATCATCAGGCTTAATATCGTCATGGCTATCTCTAGCACTATACACTTATCTGGTTATGGGACGGATAAGGTTTTTGCAATGGTGGAGGATCACCAACCCTCTGGCAATTTCCTTACTGCCAATGCCAACACCTTTATCGGAACCGGTATCGGCAAGATCAACCTGTGTAAAGTCTTTTTAGAAGGAAAAGACAAATGTAACACTACTGCAGAGTTTCCCACGTATAAAGAGTTATACGACTCTGGGATGAGAGTTCCCAGAGAGGTTTTGCATACTCCTAGTATGCAAAATGGTGATGACCATTTTCTCGCCATACCCAAGTGTATGAGTTACATGACACCTGGTGCGTTCTCAAGGAGTATGAACGAACTAGGTTTTAAGCATACTGATTCCAGGAAAGGAGTCAGCAATGATGAACCAATGACCCTGAAAGATGTGTCATATCTCAAGAGGGAATTCGTAGAGTTTAAACACAAGTATGTGGGTAGACTAGAATACCCATCTATCTTGAAGATGATAGAGTATGGTAAAGCTTCTCAGACTGTTGAAGAACAATCTCAAGTTGTTGATACTATGCTCATGGAGTGTGCTCCTCACGGTATGGAAAAATTTAGAGCTTTGTCTACCAAGCTACAAAAATACTGTGAGATGAAGCAAATAAGACCTCGTCTTTTAGCCTTGGGAAGGCAAGATGAGGCTTATGAAGCATCGCTTAGTAGAGCGTCTGCAGCATTTAATGACTGCGACGACTTCTACGCGATGATGTAGATGAACATCCGTGATTTGTATGTTACACGTTAAATTAAACATATACTTGGTCCTAGCGCATTACGACGATCTAGGGCCATTTTAGAGGTGCTAACGCAAGTACCCCACCTTTGTAATATTTTACATAAATAGGGGACCGTGTAGAACATGGTAGCTACGTTAAGGCTATCACCCCCCCTACGAGGACTACGTAGGGGATATGGGTTTATTAGTTCGCTCAGGCTAAGAACATAGGCGACATGGCGTCTAATAAAACCATGACTGATTGTTGCGAGGATACAGCAACTACCACATTCGCTGACGAAGGAGTGACTCTGAAAAGCGAATTTTCCACATCAAAACCTGGAGATACCGTGACTCCGGAAATGTACACCATTTGTGACTTTTTGTCTAAACCCGTTTTGCTAGCTAGTGGGAATTGGACTACGGGATCTCTTTCCAATGCTATTTTGACCAGTTTCGACCCGGCAGATTATATAACAAACGGGGCGATGGTTGTTGATCCTTGGTATAGCAAGCTTAAAGGATTTAATCTTATGCGAGGGACTTTCGTCTTTCGTGTGGTGTTGAATGCTATGCCTTTCCATCAAGGAGCACTATTATTGCACTATCTGCCAAACCAGTCCGCAGTAGAGACTGCTGGTTACACTGGATTCGGAGATGTTCACAATGTAAACCTTACCACCAAGACTCAGCAGCCATGTATGGAAATGGTTTCTGGTGCATCAGCTGCTGTTTTCGAGATTCCATACATTGCCCCTACAAATTGGTACACTATTCCCACAGATGGTGGTTCTAGTTCCAAGGTTTCCTGGGGCAAATTCTATATTTCTGTGTTGTCGCCATTGCAGACCGGCGCTGGTCAGGTCATTAGTGCTGATTATACAGTATATGGATATTGGAAAGACGTCGAGCTTGCTGGACCTCTCATACCTCATTCCTCTAGAGGTATGAAAAGATCCACCAAGGTCAAATCTCTA